TGAAATCGAATGTAAGTGTAAAATTTGTCTCAAAACGTGGCGAAAAGGTGAGCAGGACGATAATGAGACAATTTGCCTTAGGTGCGAGTATATTGAGTCTGAGTCAAATAAAGATGACTCAGACTACTTAGATTAAGCCAAGGATTCATTTAAAGCCTTTAAAATGTCCCTATGGTACTTGTGAATGGGATTTGCTTTGTCGATCCCGTTGACGATCCTGCGAGCGTTATAAGCGTCATCTTTTGAGTCATTGAAATAGTCTGGGAGCTTTTTCCTAGTGAAAGTCCCTTTTACCATGCCATCGATCAAAACAAAGGCTGCAAATTCAGGCTCAAGAGCTTTTTCTGGGGTATCTTTGATCCCATATTTTTGATAATTGTAGTCATGAGTGAGCTGTACATACCCCCGGCCAATAAAAGGCCAGTACTTCTTACCCCTGAGATAGGCCTTTGAGCCGTATTCTGTCACTGGCAGCATTGTATGAGCAGTCTCATGTAAAGCCGTTGCCAAGATGTAAGCGAGCCATCTTAGGTCTTTATGACCCAGCTCATAGAACTTTTTAGTGATGAAAACAAAGCCGTCCCATTGCTTAGATTTGAATTCTTTTAAATTCGATTTAAGTGCAATTTTGAACTTTTCGAAATTAATTGGCGTTTCCCCTGAAAAAACAGGGGTTTCAACTTTTTCGATTTTTGACAATATCAAATCGACTTCGAAATTATCCAAAGCCCTTTGAGTTTTAGGACCTGGGTCCCCATCGACAGATAATTTTTCCCCGGCCTCGTTAAGTTTGAGCTGCAATTTTTTTATTAGATCTTTAAATTTCATTTTTTACCTCATTTTGATTTGACTATTTTTTCAGCAATTTGATCAAGGATCTCGACTATGTCTTTTACACGATCAAGCTCGACATTGCACTTTTCAGGATCAGCCCAGCGACAAGCCTCAGACCATTGATTGAATATTTGTTTTTTCCCGACCGGATCAATCATGATCATAAATGGCCTTTTTTTAGCCCAGTCATGACAATTTATGGTGCCCGTTTTTTTAGTTAGAGACTCGACGTAAATCCCCTCAGGGCAATCTATGAAAGGGATCTCTGCGTAAAATTTCACATTAGGTATTTTAGTTGTCTGACACCCCGTTGCCATAAGTAGCATACTTACGAATAGCATCGAGGTACTGTTTACGAATGACATTTTTTTCCTCCTCAGTGTAGACCCTAGCCTGAGCCTGAGCATAGGCTTTTGAGGCTGCCTCACGCCACTGGGGATCTTTTAAAGCCTCTTTTAGCTTATCGATTTGAATGTCGATCACGATCAATCCGCGATCTAACATAGACCCTAAAAAGTACTTGGCGACAATAGCAATCAGGGCCCCTACAGGCCCCGACACGTTCATAGATGCGATCCAAAGTTGAACCGCATAAGCTACTACGAATGAATTTTTCAATTAGCCCGGTTGCCCGTCGATCTTATCGACCTGCTCCATTGCCAAAGGCTTTAAAACTGCCAAAGCTGGCAATCCAATACCCTTAACTAAAGGCTGGGGATGGATCATTAGAGATGCCTCTGCCCATGCGAAAAATTCGCCTACGACTAATTCAGCTACTCCCTCAACTGCTGGTAAGCCTTTTGCTTTCAAACGTTCTGCTAGATCTTTTGCGTCAAATGGTTTTTCCATGTGATACCCCTCCTATGGGATTGTTTTTGTTGTTTTCCAGAATCTCTAACCGATTTTCGATTTGAGTAAATCTGATTGAACCACTATTGAAACCTGAGTTAACTGCTTTTTCAACTCCCTCAAGCCGATCCTCGATCTTTTTAAGATGGGGCTTGAGCCTATTCCATACGACAAAAAAAACAATGAGGCTTTCGAGCATTCGTCCAGGACTTAGGTCTTTTGTCATTGGCTCTAAAATCGAAAGGAAATCCATAAAACCCCCTTAAGGCTGCCAACCTGAAATTGCTACTTTAATATGAATTACGATCCCCATACTAGTGTCTAAGCCATAACCAGCAGCTCCCCATTGATATGTAGTACTAGTTCCTAGCATACCGAAAAAGAATTGTGTCGATGAGTAAGGAATGCAATACATTGGCACCGTAAATAAACCGCCTGAAGTTGAAAGCCAAGTACCTGTAAAAGGTACCGAGCGACAGGCTATAGCATTTGTCGGGGTAGCAGATCCCCCAGATGTCGGATGAACAGTAGTGTCTAAGGTCATATTGCTAGGTAAAGATATTAGATAAACTCCTGTACCTACTGCTGATCCAGTTAAAGTTGTTTGACCATAACGATAGTATATATTTGCAAATCTACCCTCTCTAAACCAAAGAACCTCGTCATAGTCTTTTGTTGTCGCTTTTGTCGGGGGAGTCCCAGTAGATCCTATTGTCAATGCGCCAGCATTTATAACTGGAGTTTTTGTAAAGTGATCAAGTATCTGCCAATTTGCACCATCGGATACTATTAGCAGCTTTTCGCCATTTGTATGGAGAGCGTAAACTCCGGAGGCTATACCACCAATAGTTTGAGATGAAGTAGTAGCCAATGTGTAAACTTGACTCAGAGAAGTACCTAAGTGAATTAGCTGATAAGTTCTACCTGCAACCCCAACCGCCGTTGGCAATGTGAGAGTAAAAGATGCCCCGCTAAGAGCAATAATATCGTCAGAAGTCGTTACATTATCGGTAGATGAAACTGATCTATAAGTACCTTTTTTTATATCAGATATCAGACCTTTTTTAATATTATTGGAATCACTTGTGTCAGCTATAGCTACGTAGTCATCTAGAGCAGGTATAACAGAAGTTAGCCCATGAATTATTCCACTATTTAGCATTGCAGTAGTTATATTTCCATTCGCCAAAATGTATGCTTTTATCTGAGCAGCAGTCATACGATATGTCTGTACGCCGTTATCACCTGGCAAATTCACGCCGTCAGTTACCGAGCTAATTAGCTGTAGTTCATTTATTGTCTTAGTAGCCATAAAACTCCCTTTTTATCCAAGTGATAATGTGATTTCAGTATAGATCCCAGCGGGCACCATTTCAAAAAGCATTTGCTCAAGTTCATATTGAGATTGAAATCCTTTAATTGTCTGAAAAACTATGTTGTCAGACTCATCGTCCAAGATTTCGTCTAAAACGTAAGCGTTGTTTTCAATACGACGCGCCACGAAATTAGACTCAACTACTCCCTCGGCGACGATATCAATATTTAATTTTCCTGGGCCAGGTACAGTGAAAGTCACGTCGACGTCATCGCCAAATATTTTTCTAAAAACAGTTAGATAGCTCTCAAAGCTACCAGCGACTACGAAAGCGTCAAAAACTACAGAAAAAGATTCTCTAAAAATATCTCTTGGGATTGCGTTAGATAGTGGAGCTCTGCCCTCGTCGTAAAGTAGCTCACCCAGTAAAAAACAAGCGAAAGCATCGTCAAAGAACTCATCTTTTTCAAGAGATCTAGAGTCCATGAGATCGGACCCAGAGTTATAAAATTTAAGCTCTAATTCGTCGCCCTTAAAATACTGAGGCACTTTAAACCTCCACTAAGGTCACGTTAGCTAAATCAATCTCAAATAAGTCGTCATAATTTGCGTCATAAATGTCATCGTACCATGTAGCACCCTCGTCATCGCTCCATTCCAGCAATACCTGAGAGGCCCAAGGCGCATCCACTACAGAAAAGTATCTTTGAGGTTCGAAATTTCGACCTAACCTATATTTTTCTCCGATATTTGCCAACAAAGCCAATTTAGTGGCATCAGGGTTTCCTATAACTACTTGATTGTTTTCTGACAGCGTTATTGTCAGCCTTAAGTAGGTTTCAATTCGATTAGGTAGATTGAACTTGAAATCAAAGGACTGGCCATTTGATAAAACAATCGACTCCTCTTCTGATCCTTGAGTCACCGCGCCCGCAACCGTTGACTCTGAAATGATTGTACAAATATCTAGCCTTGTAGCCTCATATTCTGCATTATCCTCACCCCCGGTTAGCGTGGCCCCTGATACCGTAGCACCGACATTTGTATCATTGTCAGTGTACGCCAAGGTGATTGAGTCCCCAGCTACCCCGCCATGAACCGCCGTCAATGTAACGACAGCCCCGACCGCTCTCGCTCTTACACTCAGTGAGGCAGTAGCATGAGAGTTTATTTGTAAAGCTAGGCTTTCGGCTGTAGCAGCGTTTGAGGTCGCGGCCTGGAAAGTACCAGCTCCCGGCGTTGCAGCTGCGGCCTGCGCCGTGAAAGCAACCCCAGCAACCGTTACCACGTCGTCGGTGCCCGATACGAGATCAGCATAGTCTGTTATCGTTACGTTTCCAGTAGAGTGAACCCCGTCATCAGCATCTACGCAGACATGAATTTTTCCGGCGTCAGCGTCGATCATTGGCTTAACTGAGGCAATATATCCCTCAGTCTCAAGCTTTTCGATAAGTCCCGGATTTGTAACGACAGGACGCGAGATTTGAGCATTTATGATTTCAAAGTATTGTGTCAGTTTAGCAAAAATCTCAGAGGTCTTAACTTCGTTTTCCTGCATTCTTTGAGCAAGAGCGTAAAAATATTTATAAAAGTCAGTCCCCTCAAAAGTCTCAGCCGTGTAGGTCGTGCTGAATTGAGTATTTATGTTAGTCCTCAAAGCCGCCATTATGTCGGGGATCGTGAGAGGGACGTAACCGTTTTCCTGTGAGTAGCTCATTCTTACCTCGCGACTAAGCCCGTAGAGGTTTCCTCAGGGCTTAAATTAAATGTATATTTTTCTGAAAGTGTTTCAACTAACTCGGTGACTGTCGCCACATTTATCCCATTATTTGCGAGCCTTTCGACTAGGTAAGCCTGAAAACTCTCATTCTGGAATTTTATCCCCTCAGTCATGAAATATCTTAAATCAATGCCGAAATCTTGAGCATATTCAAGATCCCCGATTTGAACTGAAAGGACGTTTTTAGCCTTTTGAGTTTGAGTGTCGAAAGTCTGTAAGCCGTCGCTATCGGCTCCGATAATATCAATCATTTAAGAGCCCCTTTCAAAGTATTGAGCTCACTTTTTATAACGTTGAGCTCAGTAACCTTAGTATTGATCGCTATCACGTCGGTTGCCAAGGTCGGAGGCGGGGCCGTCGTAGGTCCAGTCATGCCAGCCCCGATCGAGGTCAAAGTCGTGGCAATTTGAGTTAAGGCATCGGCTAATTTTTCAATCGTGGTAACTGCCTTTTCAATCGTCGTCTTTACGTCTGTAGCACTCGACGGCAGATACCTAGCCGTTGACCCCTGTAAAAAAAGAAGTCCTGAGCTAGCCTGCTTTCCCTCGCTTAAAACTTGAGCAGCTGGGACCGTTACCCCTTGTGATGAAACTACCCCGCTAGCGTTGCACGTTGCGTCTAAAATCTTAGACATAAGTCACCTCTGAATATTGCCAGCGTTGAGTCGTTCTAGAGTACCAGGCCGAATAGTCCTTTACTCGATCCCCGTCAGCCGTGAGGGAGCCTGGTAAGATTAGACCTGGGGAAATGAACACGTTGCCAGCCATTTGAATTTTTATGGCTTGAGAGATTGTCGAAATAGGCACAACAAGGCCAGTCGTGAAATTGTAAACAAAGCCATTAGCCTCAAATACCTGCCAAGGTTTGCCCTCAAATGTAGCAATGGCATTGATCCCCAGCATTGCCTTGCCTACCAAAGAGTAGTCAGGGGCAGCCTCAAGAGCTGCAAAAGTGTAGTAGTCGTCAACTGGTACTAGATCGAGTCCAGTCAAACTCATGTAGTCTGAGATTTGACCCCCAGCCGTTTCCTCAAAAATAAAATAACCATGCTTACATCTAAGCTTCATCGATAGCGATCCCCAGGAAAACGTCGTCGTCCGCATTTATGTAGACAGCGTGATCCTCAAATTCGAAAGGATTTATTGCATTGAGCTTAAGAGGCAAAAATATTCCCTCATAAGTGATCCCAACCCCAACCCCATTTGTAACTAAAATATCTTTTTCGCCGATCCCCTCGAGTAAAAAAGTGTAGGTCTTGGATATCAATCCGAGTGCTAAAAATTCAGTCTTATTAAAAATTTTAAACCAATTGTATTCGATCATGGCGTTAGAACCTCCACATTAGATTGAGCCTCTAGAGTAGGATTTGACGTCACGGCTTGAGGGTTTTTCGTACCCTTTGAAAGCTGAATTTTGATCGATAAAAGATCGTTATCAGAATTTTGATTTACTGCATACGATTGCAAGACGCCTCTAAATACGGTTGTCGCTCCATTTAAGTAGCTGATCGCATATTCCTTTGAGCTCACCTTATCAAAAATAACATCTATCATGGCTGACAATAGAGCCACGCCAATGGAGCTTTTTTTTGCTCTCAAGTTTATTGTGACCCCTGAGGCAATACCCTTTTGATTTACATCTGGGGTTTTACCGTCACTTAAAGTCTGAGTATCGGTCTCGATATCGACGTCCTTATCCTCTGACTCAATGTAGACACCAGTCAGGCTTTGACTTAAATAAATTGGAATGGGGGGCTGCTCAACTAACGTCGGGATATCTGCAATCACTGGAATGCTCGAAATCACCCCGCCTACTGAGGGAGCAAGTTTACTAAACTGAAAAATTATCACTGGGTCTGCGCCATTTAGCATCTATTCCCCCTTACCGAAAAGGCTCTTAATACCTTTAAAAGCTGGGGACTTTTTGATAAAATCAAAAATATCTTTCCAACCGCTGACAGCCGTTTTCAGCAAATCGACTACAACATTGAGTGACTCCATAATAATGGGGAGCTCAGTGATAGTCTGATTTACAAGCTTTTCGATATTGTCTGAGATCTTATTTATGTTTTCCTCAACTTTTGCAGCATTTTTAAAATTGCCAATCCTATCGTTTTCACGCTTGAGATTTTGAACCTCAGTCGCATTGATTTGATCAATCGTACCAGGATTTATGACCCTAGCCTTGTTAACGTAGTCTTGTAGACCTCTGAGAGTCGCATTCTTAGTATTTGTACTCTCATTTTTTTCAATGCTTTCGACAGCTCTAGCTACAGTGGAAAAATCGACTTTCGATAGCTCCCCCAAGCTTTCAGAAAAATTAGATTGCAAAAATTCAGACATTTTTAAGATCTGTTTTTCGCCAAAGACTTGCTCTTGGATCAAAAGACGCTGAGCAGGATCGGTCTTTTGTAAGCTCTGAATGAAACTGAAAAATGCGTCAGCAGTATCACCCTTTCCTACAAAGTTTTTAAGTGAGCTCACCGCTGGGTCATTTGGATTTGCCTGAGCCTGAGCTAAGCCAGTTTGAAATTTAGTTAGCAAAAGATCCAATTGCTCAGGCTGTAAGCCTTTAAGACCCCCAAGAGCTCTTAGTTTTAAAAGCTTTTCGGTAGTCGTTCCAAATTGGCCAGCGTTAGTTACAACGTCATCAGCAGATTTTAAAGTCCTATCGATTGCCTCTCTGACTTCATTTAAAGGGCTTAACAGTTTTTGTAAGACACTAGCCCCAAAGGATGCGAGCAATGATACTTTAAGTACCTTTCCAAATCCCTTGGCAATTCTGGAAAACCTAGAGCTTAAGGATTTTTCCATTGTGTTTAGGTCTTTGTTATCAAGACGGGGAATGATTTTTAAGATTTCAGAAAACACCGTGAACCGCCTCATAGAATGATACGTTTAAGAACTCCTCAAGAGTCATATTTGGATTTTTGATGAAAGCTTTGGTTAGATCAACTGAGAAGTTTTTTAGTTTTTTTTTTCGTCTTCTGAAACGCTGTCTATTCTGATTTTTACGATCTCAAGACAGACTTTGACGATGAGATCAATTATCTGATGGGGGTTCAAATTCTTTATGTTCTCGCTTGAGTAAGGTACCCCATTTGCGTCAACGCAAAAAGAGAGCAATCCTTGAACCTCTGCCTCATCAAGAGGCACTATCGCAGCGGCCTCTCTGAGTTTTTTTTCCTGCTCAATGGGGTCCATGTCTTGCAGTCTTTTGAAAAAATCGACAAAGGTTTCCTGAGAGTAGTCAGGGGTCATCTTAAGGCCAATAGCTAAAACGCTGAAAGCATTCAGCGCCCTTAGACTTTTGTATCCCTTAAGCTCAGTTACCCTCATGATTTATGGTTCTCACTAGAGTCAAAGGTTTCAAATTCAAGAGATACGTTCATGCTCTCAGCCGTATCGTCAAGAGTGAGCTGCTGGGGTCTATTTGATAGAACCGCATTTTTAGCCATCTTAGATGACCCGTCAGTTCTATCGATACAATAAACCTCAAGCCTTGTCTGGCCATTGAATGCGCTGTCAAGTACAGCTTTTAAAGCTGAGCTCATATTTAAAATTGGAATAGTCCAACGCTTTGGATCTCTGAGACCGTCTTTGTAAGATAGCCCTACTTTATCCTTGGCGTTTGAACCACGAGTTAAGCGATTGCGCTCCGGATCCTCAATTTGCAATTCAGCAACGTGCTCAAAATCATAGCTAACGCCGCCAATTTTTACACCGAAATCACAATTGTAGTGTTTAAAAATCATTTGCTCAGTCCCCCGTTATAAAGTTTGTCTAATTTCGCCAAAGATGCGCCACAATGCCTTAGGCTCAGCGATGTTTATATCGCCTGAGGCTACGAAGTTGTCTTGCTCTAGGTCAATTTGAACCGTCCCAGCCTCAATCCACTGCTTTTCATTGATGTATGATTGCATGACTTGATCGAGCTCATCCTCTAAAAGGGCCGCTTGAACTTTCGTATAAGCTGGCTGATTTCCAGAGACATAAGTGAGTGCTCGAGACTGCAAATCAATTTCAAGGTTACGCTTGATGTATGGTGATACTATGGCTTTTCCGCCACATGCAAAAAGAGCTAGCTTTTCGCCAAATTCGTCATCGGAAATGACAAAGCTGATCTTATCGTCAAATAGAGACTCAGCATCCCCCAAAGTCTCAACGTCATCAGCAAATGGCATTGTGATGTATTGCTGATTCAGCCAGTTTGATGAATTTGCTAAAAGCTTTCCAAAGGCATAACACATATTTTTAGCTTTATTGCCTGATGTAGTATGGAATGCGCAGCGGTTTTCAATCGCAGCTTGTACAGCTAAATAAGTGTCGTCAGTCGAGCTAACTCCAATGACTCCCTCAAATGCACCTACATAAAGGCCAGCCCCGCCGGATAATTTACCGCCGGATAAGCCTGCCAAAGTGATCCCGACATTCGTATCGTTATCAGTATATGAAACGTCGATATCATTCCCGTCCCAAGCGTTATCAGCTAAGGCCGTCAATGTAACGACAGCCCCTACAGCAACCGCCGAAACCAAATCACCTATTGTCGCGTGAGCATTGATTTGAGCCGCTAGTGAGGTAGCTGTAGCGTCGTTTGACGTGGCAGCTTGGAAAGTCGTAGCCCCTGGGGTTGCAGCGCCCTCTTGAGCCGTGAAAGTTACACCCTCAATTGTGATTGAGTCGTCGGTGCCCGATACGAGATTTGCGTAAGAGCTGATAGTGATCGTACCGTCAGCAGCCGCGACAGTTACGTCAGAGTCAGCGAAATCGGATGAGATAACCAAAGTGAAAAAATCAGACTCATGACCCTCTAAGAAGTCAGTGAGATAAAGGTCCTCAACTGGGAGCAAATATACTTTACTCATGCCAGCAGATAAAAATTGCTGAGCCTCAGTGTTATCAGTAACCGCCGCAATTTGAGCATTTGTAGTACATTCGACAAGAGTACCTATAGCCCCGCCGTAACCTCCCTTGGGTTCAACTACTAAGCAGACTTGTTTTAAGAATGCTGTAGAGGCCGCAGGGGTAGGATTTATCGACGTGATCTTGAAAAAATAATCTAACAAAATATTCATAGCTATGACTCCTCAATGGTTATATCTACACTTGTGATGGTACCGACAGCCGGATCATATTGGCTATCGAAAAAATAAATGAACGAAAAACCCCGCTGCACTAGGTCTCTGTAGCGTTGAGCATTTCCCTCAATATCTGAAAAAAACAGGTCCTTAGTCAGGGCATGATCGGCCTGCTTTATAGCCTTTGAAAAAAAACCGAAAGGCATCTTTTCATTAGGGGCTATCATGTAGGCATTTCCTGAAACCATGGCTTTCACTCGACCGTCTTTGACGACATTCTTTGAGCTCTCAAGCTCAATAAATAAGCACTCTTGCTCTTTGGCCTCGCCTGGCAAATCATACGTCACTTTTTTGACGCCAAAAATAGTCTTAAGCTTATTTGATAGCTCAGTTTCAAACACGTTTAGCCCTCGCTCTTATGGCCTTAAATAATTGGCCAGTATCGATCAAGTGTCTATCAAATCCCTTAACGTCAGCCGTGGCGGCTTTGTTAGACCCGTACTCTTGTTTAAGAATGGGGTTTCTTACGATCGCTTGTAAAAGGTTTTCGACCCTTTTCATGCTCATCCCAGGCTTACGAGTTACGAGCTGCAAAAATGCCCGAGTAAATTTGATAATGTCGGAGCTTTCCTCTTGGAATGGTCTCAAAAGCAAATTGATATTGAGCCTTTTCATGTTTTCAATGAGGATTTGACCTGTAGTGAGATCCCCGATCTCTCGAGTCTGTCGTCTTGCAGGTCCCCCCGCATATGCTTTTAAGGCTGGGGTTTCAAGTAGGCCAGTCTCAACGGGATTGTAGTGAGGCTTATCCTCTAAGACCCCTACCTCAAACTCAAAGCCCTCAATGCGGCCCTTGAGCTTTTTTTCCCATGACTTTCCTAATTCAAATTTCACTCTAAAACACTCCCCACATAAATATGAGATTTGCCAGTTTCGTTTTCTGAAATAGTGACCCCACGGGCCTCATAGTAAGCAGTAAGTCGATCCTGAATTGATGAAACGGCCTCACGGCTTTCCAAGATATTTGATAGATCGTCGTAGGTGCCCTGATCATAAATAGGCAATTCTGACTCGATAGTCTCAAACTCTTCGTCAGTCATCGACTCGGCCCCGATGAAAGCTAAAATTGCGTTAAGGAAATCTCTCATCAAGCCCCCAAATTAAAAACCCCGCCCCTTTTGAGGGAGGGGTTTTACCCATTTTTCGGGCCCACATTTAAGGGCCCTATTTCTTTTTAATATTAAGCTGCGAAAGTATGAGGCTGTCTGATAACACCCTTGTATGCCAATACTTCGACCATTGCTGATCCCATCATGAAGTTATGCCATACTTCCATGTTTCGAGCGTCTACCCCTTGATCAGCCAATTTCGGGATAGTTGTATAATGTAGGAATAGCTGGCTTAAATTTAGAATCATAAAGCCATTTGCTCCAGAGGGAGTAACCTCAGAGGGCAATTCTACAATCGAGTAGTTTCCACCGATAGCCGATGCCAAAGCAGACTTGAAAGTCACGCTTGAGTCATAGATACCGCATAATTTTGAAAGCATTGTAGAGCCGTAGAAAACAATAACTTTTTGCCCAGCCACGCTGTCAGCTAAAAGCTTTTGAGTTACTACACTCGCATGTAAAGCTGGCAAATGCCCGCCTGTAGATGCTAACTCTGTAGAGCTTTGGAGTAAGTAGTTAGGATCAGCAGACCAATAAAGCCCGTTGTTAACCATAGTTGACGCTGAGGTACCCTCACCGAGCAATACTAAGTCGTCCATTAGCTTATTGTTTTCATCAAGTACCTGCTTAACTACGTCCTCATTTTGAGAACGGTCTTGCAATGTAGATTGAACGAATTGACTTGCTAAGAAGTACTTCTTAAAAATCTTGGTTTTTTCGACAACCGAAATTTGGTGTATATGGGAGTCCTTAGGATTGTAGTGCTGATTTCGGATATTTCCGACAGCCTCAAGCCTCTTGAAATTGATCTTACCTACCTCCTCAGGATAAGCCTTAGACTTACCTAAAAGAAGTGAATAGAACGGCTGATATGTAGGCACATAGTCTGCCATGATTTCGTCGACTTCACGAAGTACGATCTTATTTGTGCTCATAGTTTATTGCTCCCCTGATTTTTTAAATTTACTAAACTTTGGATGATTTTTGAACTCTGACTCCTGAGAACTAGACTCAAGCTTTTTCGACTCCGGCTCTTTTGCCAAGTCACTTTTGACATCGTCCTCTGAAATCACTTTTTTCTTAACTTTTTCCTTAGCCATTTTTAAAGGCTCCCTTGCATATCTACTAAAACCGCTGCGACCTCTGAGCCATCCTCATCAATCCCAGTCAACTCCTCTGATACATACATTGCATCCGAGATAGTTGAAAAACCAGACATCGCAATGTCGGCTTTTCCGGTTACGTCATTGATATACATTTTTGCACCTTTGGCAATATAAGCAATGTCGGAAATTGTATTTGAACCGCCTGAAAGGGCAGCTCCCGATACTGTAGCGCCTACATTAGTATCATTGTCAGTGTATGCCAATGCTACGTCGTGGCCAGTGCCAGCGCCCTCTACTACAGCATACAAAGTTACCGTTGCACTTGAGGCAACCGCATAAACCAAAGTACTTGCTGTCGCATGAGCATTGATTTGAGTCGCTAAGCTTGTAGCTGTCGCGTTGTTAGAACTCGCAGCTTGAAATGTAGCGGCTCCCGGAGTAGCAGCTCCGGCTTGAGCTGTAAATACCGTGGCACCGACAGTGATAGAGTCGTCAGTACCTGAAACTAAGTTAGCGAAATTCGTGATGACAATAGAGCCAGTGGAGCGCTTTAAAGACGCTCTTACAGGCACTTTCAAGCCAGCTCTTAAGACTGCCGTTTTTTTATGATCAGACAAAGAGCGCCCGAGTGATACACCCATGCGCATTCCTGCTGATTTTAAAAGGGAGGGGAGTCCAGTGCTAGCCATGCTCACGCATAGCCCAGCCGGAAAACTCGCGGGGTCTACATTGTAGCATACCGCGTCCTTAACTGAGCTCTGAGTAGAGGCTAAAACAATTTTTGTAGCATCCTGCATTATAAACCGCCTGGAAAGTCGATCAATGCTGCCCCGTCCGCAACCGCAACGCCATCCTCATCGTAAACAGTAGTAGGGACTTCGCTATAAAAAGCATTTACAGCAGTGCCCGAGCTTACTGCTTTACCAGTAGTCGTAGAGATTTGAACTTGAGCCCCGATTGTCGGAGTGAAACCGTTGGTCAAAAGAATTGGCACCTTGATACCACGTCGAACGAAAGTCGTTCTTTTTGTATCTGATAAAGATTTGCCAAGAGAGATACCGATCTTAGAACCGTCCGCACTTGCAAGGGAAACTGTACCGTCACTTTTCAAGTGACCACATAGGCCAGCTAAAAAAGTAGCGGGATCAGCCGCGAAGTTATCAGACTCGATAATGTTAGACTTATGAGTGCCTAGATAAAGTGTTGTGGCGCTATGCATTTTGTTTTTCCCCCAAATAGTGTTGACGACTCAGTTTCATCATTTTTTCTGCCAGTGCTTTTTCACCGTCAGTTTGATTCTTAGACCCGTTGTTAAGTTGTTTTGCTTTTTCAATTTTTCTGAGTGACTCCAAAGTAGGCTCAAAAATCATTGAATACACGTTTTCAACTCGCTCTTGCTTTCCATTCTTAGTGAGTTTTAAAAAATCTTCAAGTTGAACCTTTTGCGCCTGCGTTAAAAGGTCCATATTTGCTTGAACTGCGAAAAATTCTGATACTACCCCGACTTTGATCGCGTTAGCTTTGTCGATCGCTGAGTCGTATTTTTCTTTTTCGGCTTGAGCAAAAATCCCCTCGATTGTTTTAGGAATGAGAGATTGATTTTCTTTTACGAAGTTTTTTCCTGCGATATTAAAATTCAAAGCACTCTCAAGAGACTTTTCGTAAGACCCTTTTTTTTCATTGGCCTCACGCTCCAATCTTGCCTTGTCAGCAAGAGACGAGTCGTCCTCTTTGTCTTTACTCGTGCCATTCTTTTTTTCAAGAGCGTCTAATCTCTCGAGCAATTTGGCATTCATTGACTTCATTTCCTCATATTGCTTTTGAGGATCCGGCTTATTTTTATCGTCACTACCGCCGCCTGAGCCGCCGCCCTCGGTGCCGTCTTTTGCCTTGTCCATAAGATGACGTTGCCATGAGTAAAACTTAAACATCTTGAAACCCCTTTTTGTTATCCCAGCTCAAGCCGGGTTTGATTGACTAAAATATTCATCCCGCAGTTGCATCCGTAACGCTCGCCTGGCATTTCGCCGACTCCAATAGTAAAGATCTTTCCATAGTTGAGCTGATGCTCAGGATCGGGCTCATCGGCGTCAGAGGGCAACCATTCATACTGCTCACCACGATAAGCAGACTTAATTTCCTTACTGATTTGAAAAACGACTTCATTCTGAACACGTTGTATGAGCTGCCTTGGATCGTCAAGGATCTCTGATTTGATTTCGCTATCTGCCTTAATTCGAGACTTGTACTCTTTGATTGTTTTCAAAGCGACCCGGCTTACTGACTTTTTATTGACGAAATCGATTGCATCTACAAATGCCAGTGCTGCTTTTTTAAGCGATAAACGAGAGCTAACAAGCCTCTTGATCTTTGACTCAGGTGCTATCTTTTTAAGCAATGACTTTGGGTCATACTCTATGCTCATGCAATCCCCGGCTGCTCAATGTGTTCACGATCCCCTGGGCCGCAATAAATATAAGAGCACCATATACAGCCTTTTTTTTGCTCCTCTATCGCCTCATCGTCTTTTAAATCACAATAAGGCGGCCCTGCGCATACTATGTGTAAAGATACCTCATCGTCCTCAGGCTCTTTGCTCACCCCAACCCCCGAAAAGGTTTTTAAGTTTATCTTTGAACCTTTCAAATCTAGTCTTACGTCTTATGAGACCCGCTGCCTCCATTTTTTTGATGTAAGCTCGAGTCGTTTCGATATCGACTAGCCTTTTAGCCAAGTTCTTTTGTTTTGACCTGCGCTCTTGACGGTTCATTTCGTTATCCCCCTGATTTGGTTAAGTGCCAATGCCCGCAAATCGGGCACTCGTACTTTCTTTGTCTCCATTTATGAGCGTAGTAACTAGCCTCGCTCGATTTGTATTTAATTTTACGCTTACACATTGCATAGGCCTCTCGCTCCCCTAACTCTTGAGCTTTTTCCCTATGCCTGCCTTTCATCACGGCCTCTGAGGAGGCTCGGGCACTGCTGGCACCCTTACAGGCTCAGGGGGAGTCTCTACAGGACCTCCCTTAGTACCCTCAGGAAATCCAAAGAGCTTATTGATAACGTCTAGCTTGTTTTCTGGGCTGATCAATTCGTCACTTACAAGCTCAAAAGTTTTTAGCACCTCAAGACTTGAGCTGATTTGTCTAAAATCCTCAGTCTTGAAAGTCGTCTTTACGTCAAATATGAGCTCAATGACTGGCTTGATAATAGAAAAATAATAGCCTTTGAGTCCGCGTTCGACTGCCTTAGCGTCACCCTCTCCGGTATCACCCATTGAGTTTTTACCCTCCCCAGTTATGTAAGAGGCGGGGAGTCCGAGATAGAGAGACATCTTTTTCGCATTCATTTCCATTGCGCTTTGAGTAGCTGTAAGATCAGGCTTGGCGGTTTCAATCATGTCTTTTTCATCGATCATGATATCCTTACCCGATGCCAATCCTTGAGCCAGAGCGACCCCTTGAGCTTTCACGTCCACGCTGTCAATAGAGCTCACGCCGGATCTTAAAGACGTAAGCTTTATCTGAATTGCTTTCGATAAGTTCATGGACTTCGATAATGACGCTACAGAGCAATAGTCGAGTGCTGAGTAAATCTTAACCATGTCAGTGCGACCATAATTTTTAAAAGTGATAAAAATCCCAGTACTTGATTGCCCCTGGTTTTTGTAGTCAGCCCTGATGACAGACTCCTCAGTATTATTTGCCTTTCGAATGAGCTTTAAGGCTCGATCGTAAATCAAAAAGAGGTCCTTTTTATCTGTCATTGCCTTTGAAAGCATGGTGACTAGGCCGTCCTGAGACTCGGATGCTAGGCAATTATCCCAAAGCAAGTTTTTTTGCTCATCGGGAATGCCATCGGTCCTCTCTAAAACGTCAGTCAAAATCCTTGAATAGATATTGGTTACGTCAGTCGATACAAAGTCCCGCTCCAAATAAGGAAATGGGAATATATTAGGGAGCTCACTCGTGCTGCTGGGATTGAGCCAGCTAAACCAATTTGTCAAAGTTCTCATAGGCTAGCATCCCAAGTGCTCAATAGCTTTCGAACTACTTTTGCACTCTCACCCTCTTGTATCTCAAGGTCGTGGATTTCCTTTTGTAGCAATGCCAAGTTGTTTTTAGCTTTTTCGAGCTTTTTCCAAATGTCAGAGTATGCCTTTACAGCATCTTGCAATTCCTTGGGAGCTTTGGCGAAATTGGCAGCTAGTACGAATTGTTTTTCCATTTATACCCCTATTTTTTTCCTCTAATTAAGCCCAGCCATTCGAGACCCCTTGCAAGGGAGTCAGGGGCATCGTCAAACTTAGCCCCGTATTCGTATTGCTCGACAAGTTTAGTGTAGACCTTATCTGACTCACGACTCAAGTGTATCAAGTGACTATAGGACCCCGCCGCCATGATAACGGCGTGTTTATTTGTATCTGAATGCTTACCTACTACCCCGATTTGTAAGGGAGCCAAGAGCTGTCTTAACTGGTCTATTGGCTGGCTGCCAGTGGCGTTAGTTTCAAAGCAAACTTTTCTGACACCTCGCGCTTTAAATGCTGCAAGTATTTCGTCAGTGCAATGAAACCATGCTTTTTTCCAAGCGTATCCGACGACTGCCATGCCAGACATATGAGCCTTAAGAATTGAAACGGCTGTATAGTCACCCCCATCAGAGGGATCAATAAAGGCAACCGAGTCACCATTTGGAAATTTATCTAGATATTTTAAATTAGAGAACGGCGTAGATCCTGACTTAGGTATCCTTAAATGATAACTCATCTCAATTGAGTGACTGTCTACCCCTGCGAGTCTCATAGCATCCAAATCAGCATCTAGCTCTGGGATTTGCCCGTGAGGAACCTCCATTTTTTTAAGCTGATCCCTAAGCTCTGCGTAAAGATCGAATGCATGAGCAGGCTGGCCAATGATCACAATGTTTTTACAGAGCTTGTAGGCCTCATCGTACTTTTTCTTAACGAGAACCCGCATAGCCTCTGATGTATCCTCCTCAGTAACCGGGTCGTCCATGATAATTCTTTTAGGATGACGGCCCCGAAATGAGCTCTTGATAGTTAAGACCTCGACTGAGTGATCCTTACCTACAAGACCTTGAACCCTAATGCATGAGGCGTTTTCTTTATCCAAAGGCACTCCATTTTTCTTAAGGGCCTCAGCGATCTCTTGAATGATTGCTGTATTTCGAGCCTTTGACTTCGTGATAATGAGGCAGGTCTCAGTGATCGGAGTCCCAAAGTTGACATGATTGAACCAATCCAAATAGACCTCATACGCCTCACCCAATACCGTTACATAGTCGGTTTTACCGTATCCCCTAGCGCCAAGTAAAACTCTAGGCTCAGCCTCGACCATTGCGAAATCCCGCATTGCAATTTGCTTTTCGAATGGCATCGGATAGCCAGCATTTGCGCAGAATTGAGGAAAGGTAAAAGGCTCAGGCTTAAGCGCCTCTTTTGAGGTCGAAAAAACAGAAGTCGGGGGTTCAATAGGTGTATTGTCGCGCTGCCCCAAGATGACTTTACCTAGCCAAATGGCCATAGCAGCAGACCCTTGAGACTTGCTTTCAGCTATTTCGAATTGGATTTTTCTGAGCCTTACCCGGCCTGAGAATTCTCTTTTGTCCCAGATATCCGCTAAACTTACTCCCAAATCACGCTTACAGGCATCGTCAAGAGCATCTACAGAGCAATCAAAAAATGCTGCAATCTCACGCTGAGTGCATTGGTAAGAGACGAGCTTATCAAACTCGTCCCAATTGATTTTTACCTCTACAGGCCTGCCTATTTTTGCCATGACTTAAGCCTATCAGGCTTTTTTAGAGATCGGTATTAAGCTGAATATGACCATTGATCGGTCCAGGATATGCATATAACCAATCCTAAACTCCAAATCAGGGGATCCGGTATAGCCCTTTGGGATATTCTTTTCTGTTTTATTTGCAGGGGTTGGGTCCCATTCCTTTAAAACTACTGTATCCCCAGGCTGATAGCCTCGATCGTTCTCTCTGATTTCAAAGGTTTTCGAGCCGTCCACGACCCGACAATAGTACTGAGGCCAAATTTTAAGCTCATGTCTCAAGAGTCCCCCTCGTTATGATTGAACTGGCTTAGCCTTTTTGCGTTTTGCGCGAGCAATACCGAGCTGAATGATTGCTTTTAAAGGCTCCTCAGACTCGTAGCTCATATCTGCTATGATTGCCAAGATCTCTCTAATGTCGCCAATGCGCGACTGGGATTTGTGACCCTCTTTTTTTGCGATTGCACTTGCTATTTCATTCACTTTCATTTGCATCCCCCTTTTAGGTATTAAGAGGATCAAGTAAAAATAATGGTGAGTCAATAAGGCCCCTCACGGTCCGTCGGGACGAACACTCTAGGCCCCTCCGAGGGAAAAGAGCGCGTGAGGGGGGATGCTTCTAATGAATAGTACTTGTCATTGGAGCATGGGGTAAAAAGCCGTCGCCTGGTTCTATTTCGCTAAACTCTGAATTCATCAAAGCCTCACCCATTGTTTTTCCTGACTCAATCGCATCTTGATCAGTGTCATAACAATGGGGACTACTCAACTCACCAGTCGAGCCGTCTTGAAAGGTCACTTCTAATTTGCACTTGAAATGCCCGCATTTGCTTTTTCCAGTTAGGACTTTTATTTTTACAGGTTTTAGCATGGTCATTTATTCCACCATTTTTCAGTCACTTCGACTTGGCCTGACGCCTCTCGAAACCTCAGTTTTTTATAAAGATCATTCCAGCCCATACGCAGAGCTATTGTCTGAATTGCCATGAGCTTGGCTGGGGACTCGGGATCATTTGGCCTAGACAAAAGCTCAGAGGCATATTGAGCAATGGTCCCTTTGGCTGATTTGCGGGTTTTATCTACTCTCAAGGTACCCCCCAAGGGAAAAGATAATAAGCCATTCCTAACGTAAAACCTATCAAAAGGCCAAGCGATGAGCCTATGAAAAAACCAATACACTGGGTCGTTATGACCTGCCAATCAATCGCTTTTAAAAGTTTTTCCATTCGATCCCCTCTCTTTTTAAAGCCCTGTAAAGATAAATCTTTAAAATATTATGCAATTTATCGTTTGGTTTTCCCTGCATTGCTAATTGAAAAATCAAAGCAATGATCTCATCAGAGGTCAATTTGCTACATTTTATGTGTAGCTTTTCTAGGTTAGACATTTCCATTATTTTTGAGTCACTGATAAATGTTGAATGACCTGATTTAATTGAGCCTCAGTCATCGTCCTTGAGTTTTTTCCTGGGGCATACATAGAGATAACCTTTTTTACTTCGGCCTCTGGAATGCTCATTGTATCGACAATTGAGTACAAATCATTTTGCAATAGCTCTAACTTTGTCGGGGGAATATTCTGACCCCCATTTTTGAGGTAGTCATCGAGGTCGTCATCTTTTGCAGTCTTTGGAGGATCTTGAGGCTTTGGTGCTGACTGCTTTGTTTTAGGTGAAAAATTTACATTATTATCACCCGTAGCGTTACCATCGTCGTCAAAATCGGCTGCTAATCCAAAGAATGCGCTTAGCTGATATCTTTTTAGATAAGTCATTGTACCGCCGAGCTGCTGATTGGTCTGATTTACATTTAAAGGTAAAACCGACTCTAATGACTCACCCGACTCGTGAAAAAGTCTTAGAACTAAAAACCAATGACCATTTGTATCCTCAGTGATTTGGATAAAACAAAGTCCGTTTTCTGCCAAAGGTCCTCTAATGCAATCAATACACTCTTGTAAATCAGCGTAGTGAGTCTCATATAAAAGCCTACCCTCTTTCATGACTTTCGCAGACCTATTTAAAGTCGGGGTTCTAAATTTCCCCTGAGCCTTTGAAAGTGCTAGAGCTATTTTTGCGTAGCTTGGCTCGATCAATGTGATTTCATGATTTGATTGTGGCGTATCTGCCATAGAACCCCCGTCGTTTTTAAATGCATCCTGCCTACGCGGTAACTTAAAAGAATTATTGTGGTCAATAAAAAAGGATGCAACCTGGAGCTTTTACACCCCAGGCCGACGTGATTAGACGTGGGGCTTGTTTATCAAACGAATTTTAGTGAGCAAGATATTTAAGCATGACGCAAAAAAAAACCCAGAAGTTTGACACATCCTGGGTTTTCTTAAAGACTTGATTTTGCAGAAAAAGCTTGGGTCGAAACTATCAAAATTTCCATTCAAGCTCAATCAAATAATTGTTTTGCGGATCGTTAACGTAACCAGCTTTGTAGCAATACAGGCCAGCGGGGATAGGGTCGCTCACAACGAGAGTTGAGACCACTGAGAGTCGAGAAATAAGAGCTCAGCGAGAGGCCTCAAAACAATTAGCGCCATAGGATTGAACGAAACTTGAAATAAGTTCAATTTTGCTAGATCGCAAGTGTCATGGACGACATGATAGTAGCTACTGCCATGTCCAGATAAGGGGACCCATCCCCTTATTAAACCCCTGGTACTCGCTGACATAGTGTCAGCCGAGTCCTGAAAGGAAATTGATGTATAAACTTGAGATCTCTCTGCATTCACTCCCCGACTCATTAAACAAAGGTTTGAGAGGAAATCGGTTTAAATACTTTTCGAAAAATAAAAAATGGGACTTCTTAATTGCTGGGATGTGTAGAGGTAAGCAGCCGAGTGCACCATTGAAAAAAGCTAAGCTTAAAATAGTGAGGCACTTCTGGAGGACATTAGACTATGACGGGCTTGTGGGTTCAATGAAACCAATTGTAGACGCTTTGGTAGATTGCGGGATCATTGAGGACGACAATTGGAATGTACTAGGTCAATGGGATGTATCCCAAGAGTTTAGACCCAAAAAAGATGGGCCCTTACTTGAAATTATCGTTTTAGAGGCTTAATTGCAGGCTGATCTTATCTGGGGAGCGATCCAAAGAGACTGAGCTATCACAAGCTTTGGAGTATTTTTCATATGATCACGATTAGCTAAATACTCAACGCATCTTTTGTACTTTTGAGAGCAAGCCTCATCCAATTTATTGAGCTTTGGAGTGCAAATTTTTTCCTCAATAACTGACTCCCATGTCATCTCTTTTGATTGAGCAGTTTCCATGAAAAGAATACTTAAAACCATTGAAAGCAAAATTAGATATTTCATTAGTTACCTCTTAGCTTTATAATACCATGTGTCATAATATAATTAAACATATTAGCGAGGTTTAAAATGGAGAGGTCTGAAATCGAATGTAAGTGTAAAATTTGTCTCAAAACGTGGCGAAAAGGTGAGCAGGACGATAATGAGACAATTTGCCTTAGGTGCGAGTATATTGAGTCTGAGTCAAATAAAGATGACTCA